CATCACCTCGCTGACAAACCCTGGCATCCGCAGCATCTCCGGCGGCATGGGCCCGGGATCGGGAATCTCTGGCACCGCTGAAGAGCTATCGGTGTTGTCGGCCACATCGGCTTGGCTCTGCTCGATGATGCCGGAGATGTCCACGTCCCGGGTGCTGTCCGCCAGAGAATCGCCGCCATAGCCAGAGAGCCGCAGAGAACTGGCGGCCTGTGCCCAATCGCCTCCGTGGTTCAAGAGTGTGTAGACGGAGAACGGTGAATAGGCCCGGTTGGGTTCAAATGGGGCGGCGTTGGCGCTGAAGACGTAGAAGACGCCGTCCTTGAGCGTAGCCGACCAGCCCGAGGTCTTGCCGGGCCGTCGCCAGTATTCGTTCTCGCCACTCTTGGCCAGTGTCCAGCCGTGCTGTCGGAGCACAGCCCGCACATCTCCGCGACGGTTGAAATCATCACCGGGCCGATCGGTGCTGTGCAACGCACAAGTGGATTGTGCGGCCGATGATGGACCTCTTTGGCCAACAGCGCCATTGTGCGGCGGACAATCGACCACCGGCGGCACATATTCGTTGAGTTCCCAGGCTGCCTGAAGCAGAACGTCCCTCTCGGCCTCAGTCAGCACAGGCAGGTCACACAGATCGCCCTGGATCACCTCATAGCCGGGCGTGGGCGAACAGAGTAACAGCCCGCCTTCGCCGCGCGTCTCGATGAGCGTGACGATCTTGTCGGCAACTCGGCGCTGGGCCAGCTTCATGCTGCCGCAGACCTCGCGCTCGCAGCGGTAGCACACGTGCCGTCCATTACGCTGGGTCTTTTCAATCACCAGCTTCGCCAGTAGGTTGGGTGGAATGCGTGCCGCCCAAGTCTCGAAGAGTTCGCCTCCGGCGTCGAAGTCGATCATCTCGGCGTTGTGCGACACCCGCCCGCAGAGAATGCAGACCGCGTCCGGACCATTGGCGAACCATGCCGACAGTTCAGCCGGTGTGGGAAGACGTTTGCGATATCGCTTCCACTGGCCCACCGCCGGGCGCTTCTCGGCCCGAATCGCCGGCAGTGCGCACAGACCGGCGGCACGGTAGTCCATCGCGGCTTCATGAAGGGTGTCCTGCTCCGTGATCAAAACGGAATCTCCTCATCGGGCGGGCCGGCGTAGACCGGCAGATCGCCATCGTCGTACTCGTCGCTGCCGTCCAGGAGCGGCGGGATCGGTCCAAGCTTGTGCTTGATGATGCGGTCGTATTTCTCGCCGGTCACCGACCGCACGGTAATCGCCAACGTCGGGGCAATGCCGCCTGCTTCGCAGATGTCTACCGCCTGCTGGGATGACTGCGGGAACGGCTCGTGTGAACGTGCTTTCCACCAGGACTCGGCCTTGGCACGGGCGTAGCCGGTGTGCTCGAAGCAAATCCATTCGCTGCGGTAGTCGTTGAGGCCGACGCGGTAGTCCACCCGCATGCTGCGCGGGTGGTCTTCCGGTGCATCACGCTTCACGTGGACGCTGTAGTGGACATCCTGCACCTCGTACTCGGTCTCAGTGACTTCGCCGGAGAGGATTCCCGCCGTTGATGCTTCGTGATCGTGCTGCTGGCGTTTAGGCGGTGGAAATTCGTATCCACATTCCGGGCAGAGGCTGTAGGCGGCATGGATCACCGCCTGACACTGCGGGCATTCCTTCGCGGGCGCTTCACCCGTGCCCGTGGCTCGTTCCTTGATCTCCAAGGCGTCGACCGGGCCGTGCCGCAAGATGTTGCCGCCAAAGTCCAGGACCAGGCAGTTCTCCTTGGACGGATGCAGCCGGAAACCCCGCCCGACCATCTGGTAGTACAGGCCCGGCGAGTTTGTCGGGCGCAGCAGGGCCACGCAGTCGATGTTGGGCGCATCGAAGCCCGTGGTCAGCACGTTGACGTTGACCAGGTACTTGAGCGTGCCGGCCTTGAACCGCCGGAGGGTTTCCGTGCGCTCAAACGGCAAGGTCTCGCCGCAGACGAAGCCGCACTCGTGGCCCATCTCGCCGAGCACCTTCTGGACGTGCAGTGCGTGCTGCACCCCGGCGGCAAAGATCAGCACCGAGTGCCGGTCTTGCGTCTGGTCGACGATCTCCCGGCAGGCCGAGCGCACCAGGGAGTCATCATCCATCAGCGCCTCGACCTCACCAGCGATGAACTCACCGCCGCGAAGATGCAGGCCCGACGTGTCCACCTTGCGCCGGCCCGCCTTGGTCTTGAGCGGACACAGGTAGCCCTGCACGATCAGCTCGCGCACGCCGACCTCGTAGCACACGTGATTCAGCAGATTCTCAGGCCCGCAGATCATGCCCGTCGTCATGCGGTACGGCGTGGCGGTCAGGCCGATCAGCCGCACGTTGGGGTTCACGATGCGTGCTTCGGACAGGAACGTGCGGTACATCCCTTCGCCATCCGGCGGGAGCATGTGCGCTTCGTCAATCAGGATCAGGTCGAAGCGATCCAGTTCAGTCGCCCGGCGATAGACGCTCTGGATGCCCGCCACGATGATCGGGTGCTCGGTGTCCCGGCTCTTGGGGCCTGCCGAATAGATGCCGATCCGGTTCCACAGGTCCGGAGCCATCGCGTGGAGCTTGTCCGCCGCCTGCTCGAGAAGTTCCTTCACGTGCGCGAGGATCAGCACGCGACCGTCCCACTGCTGGACAGCATCGCGGCAGATCGTGGCCATCACCGGCGTCTTGCCCCCGGCCGTGGGGATGACCACACAAGGGTTGTCATCCCGCTTACGCAGGTGGTTATAGACGGCGGCGACCGCCTCGGCCTGGTAGGGTCGAAGCTGCATCACCATGTCACCACCGCCGTCAGTGTTGCCGCCGCCAACCAGTAGATGATCCTGCGCCAGTCGCCGGCGGGCACGTAGGCCGCTGCGGCGCAGACGTCAAGGATGATCAGCAGCGTGGGAAAGAGCTTCTGCATATTTAGTTCAGTTCCGGATTGAAGGGGTGCATTTCGCTCCCGCAGACCGGACAACGCCGCAGGGGCAGATCCACGACATCCACCAGCAGCCGGCCTTCGGGCACCACCTCGCGCCGGCGCGTGATCAGTAGGTCGATCTGGCTGTCGTCCTCGTAGACGCCCGCGTGCTGCAGCGCGTCGAGCACGGGTTTTTGCAGGTTGTCCAGGTCACGCCGTCGCCGATCGGGCGGGAAGGCGTCCATCGCCAGCGCGATGCGGCCGCCAGAGGGCGGCTTGCGGGGGCCGTTGCCGCCGCCCCGGGCCAGGAGGGCGCAGACGCTGGCGCGGAACGTCCGGCCCTCCCGGCTGATCAAGGTGCGCGGCCCGACCCGACGCCAGTAATGGTTCACGCTGGGTGGGTACGGAAGAGTCATCACCACGGCGGCCTCCTTATCGCTTCCACGGCGGGGTGTTGCTGGTCACCGGGGCCTGCTGCGGCTGGCCGGTGCTGGCGGTCTTGGCTTCGTACCCCTTGATCTCGTTGGTTAGCTCGCCGGTGTCCTCGCGCTTCTTGAGCTTGACGGTGATCAGCAGCGGGATGTTGTGTAGCTCGACGCTGTCGCGTGGCTGCATCACGCCCACCGCGTGGCAGATGGCCGAGAGTTCCGATCTGGCGATCTTCACCGCCGTGGCGTTGGGGTTGTTGAGGTTCAGCCGCGCCCAGAGGACGCGGTTTTTGAACTCGCCCTCGAGGATCGTGAACGCCAACTGCAGGTAACTCCCGCTGCCGTTCTTCGTGGACTTCATCTCGCTCTCGGTGATGGCGGCGAGGTACTTGCCCGCCGGCAGCGGCTCGAAGTTGCTCGTCGGTTCGACTTCGTGAGCGTTGAATCCGTTGAGGTTTGCCATGTTCAGTGCTCCTTGCGGTTGGTATTCTGCTCAGCGCCGACCAGACGCAGGTGCGGCTGGGCGACGGGTTGCGGTTGCTCGGTGAGGGCCTGCATCAGCGCGGGCCATGAGAGGGGAAGTTCGGCCGGCAGGCCGTAGCGGTTCTTGGCCACGCACGCGGGGCTGCCGACGGTGCGGAGGATGCGTTCGCCCCCATCCTTGCCCAGGCCGGCGGCGATAGTCCGTTCGCGGCCAAAGCCGCCGTCCTCGGTCTTGGTGATGATCTTCCGCGTGGCAAACAGCACTGCATCGGACCACTCGGTCAGCAGCGCTGTCACATGCTTGTGCAGGCGCGGGGAATAGCGGTCGTAGGCGGCGTGCTCCGGGTCCTCGAACTTCTCGACCTTCGCGTGGGCCAGGAGGATCACGCACATGCCGCGCTGGTTGCGAAGCGTGCTGAGGTCCGCCAGCAAACGACGCCAGTGGGTCAGGGCGTGGATGTAGCCGCGGGCATAGCCGCCATCGACCTTCTCGATGCTGCTTGCGCCATACTGCTCACAGAGCGCATCCCACACCAGGCGCTCCAGCCAGTCGGCCGAATCGATGACGACCGTCTCGAAGTCGTGCTGCTCAGTGATCAGCGCCCGCAGCGCCGCTTCCACATCGGCAAGGCTCTTGGCCAGCGGGAAGCTGGCGCAGTCAATCTGGTCTAGGCCGTCTTCGGTGGGGATGAAGATCGGATTGGGTGCCTGGGCAGCGGTGGTCGACTTGCCGATGCCCTCGGTTCCGTAGATCAGCAGGCGCGGCGGGGAGTGCCTGCGCCCACGATGAATCTGCTCGATCATGGTCATGCGTGTTTCTCCGTGGCTTAGTTGAGGTACTGGGGCGGAAGCCAGGTCATGGCCCGGCGGCCAGAGACGGTGCAGGCGCGGCACGGGCCGTTGCGGACCAGCTTGTCGGCCCGCAGTTCGGGCAGGCGCTTGTGGGCCTTGATGCCGATTCGGGCCTCGATCTCGCGGGCGGTCAGGCCCGGCTGGCGTTTCACAACCGCTAGGCACAGATCGCGGTGGCGCTTGGCGCAACCGCAGGACTGCACATGCCGACCGGCCAGCGCCGAGGTCGGCGGATCGCACTTGCGATAGTTGCAGATCATTTCATAGCTCCTGATTGAAGGTTCGTGGGTCACACATCTCGTCACGCTGGCCAGCGTGTGAAAACCAATGGCAGGTGCGGGAGTCGAACCCGCGTCCCGAGGCTTATGAGGCCTCGGGCAAACCCGGTCCTGCCAGAAGCGCCCGAGGGGTGGCCGCCGCGTGATGGGACTCGCCACAAGCCGCTCGGGCGTGAAGACATGCCCATGCCACGTCCAGCACGCGAATCTCCTCGTAGCCCGTGGGCCACTGATCCTTCTGGCGACAGACCAGCAGCCGACGGATCGCGGCCTCGTTCTCGCGCTGCGCGATGGCCAGCGTGTCATCGCTGACGCGCCATACCCCGCAGCGGAAAGGTTCCTTCTTCTCGACGGCAATCAGGTGGACCGGGACCATCTGGCCGCCGATCACCTGGGCCAGGACGGCCCGGTAGAACGCCATCTGCCGGTGATAGCCGTAACGCCGGGCGTCGGCCTCGAACCACGTGAGGTCATCACAGGTCTTGAAGTCGACGATGCCCCGGTGCGGATGCACCCA